CTTTAACGTCCGTTCCTGTCGTGTCGGACAGCCTTTCGGCAATGGTGTTTACCCTTGATTGAAAGGATGAAGATTCAATCCCGCTGACCCTGTCTGCGTCTAGGTGTTTATAACGGCAAACGACTTCCTTTCGGATGTGGTCGGTCCTAGTTTGGATATCCCAACTGATAATGTCGTGATCTTCAATGGCAATCAGGTTGCTAGGTTTTTTTGCGTTTAAAACGGACAGGGATAATTCAAAATCCGGATTAAAATGTAGCGCGGACATTATGGATACGTTTACGGCGTCAATGGATTCTTTCGCCGTAGGAATAGACTTTGATGCGTACTCAATCGGGAGTTTTAGAGAAATTGTGTATTCTGCTTCTTCTGAGGCCTCGGTGAAACTGGTGGTGTCGATCGCCTCTGAAATCCCGGCCTCGGTGATTAGGTCTTGAATTACTTGTGGGCCTGTCTTTAGCCAAACGCCATCTTCGGTCCCGTCGTCTGTTTTCCCAAAGCAATCAACCGTTATAATAGAGTTATCGTTAATGTATTCGACGTTTTTCTTTTCAGAAGATGTACTGGTTACGGTTGTTTGAGCGAAGTTGGTTCTTATCGTTAACTGCGTTTCGGAATCAATTGATAGGATCTCATACCAAGACCCAAGCCCAGGCCTAATCCAGTCGCGAACTTTTAAATCTGTTTTAAAAAGAGTTCCGACTCCCGTAACCGTCCTGGAAGCATTTGTGAATGTGATGGAACCAGGAAGCGCCTGTTCGGTGGTTGAGTTGAATTCGGCCAGATCGTCGATGACTAGTTTTGCAAAAGGGGTGTTTGTTAACGTGAAATCCCTAATAAAAACAAAGTCTCTGGTCCCTTCGTTTACGGCCTGTATTGGGTACTTTGAAACCTCATCGCTGACGGAAGGGAGTGGGGATAAGTTTTGTTCTAATACTAAAAGATTCCCTGAAACCCGTCTTATTTTGGATTCAACCCCGTCGACCAGAATGATATCTCCGGCAAAAAAATCGGTGGAATCGGCCACTTGGATGCGGTTTGCCTGGATGATTGCATCGATAGTGGTTGAGATCTTCTTTAGGGAATGCCCGGCGACGTACCATTCTCTATTCTTTTTTCGCCAAGGGATCTTTGGCCTTAAAGAAAATGAGTCGTTTGATATATTGGCCTCAAGCTGTCCGCTGATTGTTATCTGGGTGTTTGAATCTACCGACTTAACCTTGTAGTAATCGGTTCCATACTTGATTTCGTCGTCTGGGGACACTTCGTCTAGGAACAATGTGCCTGTGCCAATAAGCACGCTATCCCCTGCGACGTTGTTAATGGTTCCGGTAACTGTGTAGCCGTCAATGATATGATCGATTCCAACGCATCGAAGGCCTGCTGCACGACCGTAAACCCTGCGTTTGGCGGTTCCGATAACCGTGTTGAGGACATCGCCCTCGGTGCCGTCAAACAAATTTAGGTTTATGTTGTTATTTAGAAGCGAAATAAAATCCGTTAACCCAAACGATACCGACTGCGAAGAGAACCTTTTGGATGCTAGAAGTCCGCGATAAATGACTTTTTTCTCAGAAAGCGGGATAGCGGGCGAATACGAATAAACGGTTACTGGTTTGTTTTCCCACCAATAGCGTTCAAATCTTGCATCAAAATATCCATCGGTGTTTTCAAAGGTAATTTCGCCCTGCCCTTCAAGGGCAACGCCGAACTGCTCCGGGTCGATTTCGTATCCAAACTGAGATGTGCCTTGGATGATAGGCAAATACTCAACGTCGGTCCCTGTGTTTAAGTCCCACGGTAGATCGATGGGGGTATTGGAATAAAACAACCTGTAGTTTAAACGGATAAACGTGTTATCCGGATTCACACTTCCAGACGTGCGCACATAAAGGCGCTTTGCCGTGGCGTCAAAGAACCACCTGCCGGCCGAATTGATTGCGACAATCGACGCCACTTGCGTCAATGCGGTTCCGTTTTCTAGAACGCCAGTTACGAACTCTGGGACGTCTTTGTAGTAAATTGACCCAGAATGATTGGTCCAAACAAATGCACGTTGCGCCGCTTGCACCCATGCCAAGACGATCTTTTCCGACCTGGTGGCATTAGCAAATTCTGTATAATTCAATTCCCCTCCAGCGCGATTCGTACCGGGTGGTCAGTCCATGGGAATTTAATTTTGAACAATTCCTTAAGCCAAGCTGGACCAAACTTTCTCGTTAAGATTTTAAAACAAATCTTTTCGGTCAGCGGCATCTTGGAGGTATTTAAAATTAACCAGGCAAGAAGTTTTCCATCGGTTTCATAGATGCCATTCCCGGCATTGTAGTCCCGGAGGCAGGAATAGATTAACTTAATAGACAGGATTGGAGTGAACAGTTTTGCAATCTTTGAACCGTTCCAAATCGAGTAGTGAATAAATTCCGCAGGCCTATAAATGTACGGGAGGGTTTTTACTTCACCAATAACATTGCGATTGAAAATAGATAGGATTGCCGTCATGTCATCATGTGAGGCGCGATCTTCCTTGTAGGTTTTTTCAATCCCGGATGAAAAATTTCCTTCAGATTTAACTCTGAAGCAATAGTTATAAGCATCAATCAATCTGTGGTCGTTCTCGCCAACGGTTTCTTTTTTCACGTGTATGTAATAGGCCAAATGAAGGATGCCATTCAAGGCATCCCCAGTGTTCCACAGCATCCCGTAAATTAACCCAGAGCGATCAAACCAAACCATCTATCCTCTAGTATTGAGTAAGAGTCATGATCCCATCAAAATCGGCGCAGTTTGTTCCGTCATCTTCATAGCAATTAACAGTGACAGACGTGGTTGATGTCATTGTCCATTTGGCCATCCTTCCTGTCCCGTCGGTGAATTCAAAATTGGGCATCACATACCCGATGGTGGCCAAGTTCCCACTGGGCAGAGTGATCACACAGGCGCCAGAAGCAATGTTTCCGATTGTAGGAGTACCAGTCAGCGTCTCGTTGGTGATGGTTGATCCGGCGTCGCAATCAACTGTAGCAATGTAGCTAACAGGGGTCGTCTGTGTTGAGTTGGGGAACTGAGGAGTGTTGGCCAGAGAGGCCGTAATCACCTCATCAATCGGTTCCATGTGGATGGCGATAGAGTCGTTGGCGCTGCTTGCGATGACTTCGCAAACGCTGGCACCGCTTACCCTTTTCCCCTGCAGTTTCCACTCGGGCGTAGTGGATGATGTGTATGTGATGATAGAGGCAGGGATACCTGGGGCCGTGCTAACCACCCCAGCACCGTCTTCTCGAACCAGGATAGGTCCAATTACGTTGGTCCCATCGGTCAACTGAAACGAGCAAGTGGTCGAAGCGTTGGCGAGAAGAACTCCAGTGAATCCGATCTTGTATTTCCCTGCAGCAATAGCTGTAGATCTCTTAAGCGCAATCCCGCCAGTTGTTGTAGGTGTTGCAACAGGTCCCTGCGTTTGAGAGGCTGCAAAAGAACAATCTGTGTCTACGATGTCGGCAAACGTAGCAGAGGATGTGCTTCCGGCGCAGCTTGTGGTGCTTGCTGGCCATTTAATTTGAGCAGCACCAGAAGACGGGATTGAATACGTTCCGGTCGATCCGATCGTGTCAATCTTTGCCAAGAAATAAGGGGTAGTTGTATCAATTGTATTGTTGGTGCTTAGGTAAAAACTTTCATTTGCTTCAAGCCTAAACGGAGCAGATACAAATACTGATGCCTGCCCGGTATTCACTTGATCACTCTGCATAATGGTTGTTGTTCCTGTGCTTCTGATCACAGATATGGTCGTGCTGTTGGATAAAATTGTGGCCTTAAATGCCACGGTCACCCAGACGGGCTTTGATCCGTTCACAAAGTTTGTTCTGGCGTTTCCGGAATCATCTGTTGGCGTAACGTAAGATGTTCCCGTCGTTGTGAAAGAAGCGACAGTGAATCTTATCCCCGCAGTCCCGTCAGACAAAGATGCCCGATATTCAAGTGATTCAGTGTCAACTGCAGGCTGCACACCTTGGATTGCCCAGTTGGTACCGTCCGACCAGTAGACCGTTTTTGTCGTAGTGTCGTAGTAACACTTATTAGTAAATGAAGACGCGGCGCCGGGTGCTGCCGAAAGTGCTTTGCATGACTCAGACGCGGCACCGAGAGATATTGTGTTGAATGTTACGTCAGACGAGGTCGCAATGTTTTGAGGCGTAGAAAGAGTAACAGTCCCTACCCCGTGCGTGACGGTTACTTGGTTTGAGGTCCCAGATAGTGTTTTAAACTCAGGAGATGTTCCGGCCGCATCGACTCCGGCCAGTTGGTTTGCGGTACCAAGCACGCCAGACAAAACACCACTTGCGGCCGTTACGTAGCCTGTCCCTGTGAAATAAGCGGGAGTGGAACCAGACAATAAAGGCCTACCCGCTGTCCCGGGGGCAAGAAGCTCGAACGAATCGGCGTCACTGTAAAAAATCGAACCCGCCGAAGCGGTTATGTTTTTATTTGTGCCTCCGTTTGCCAATGGCAGAACGCCAGAGACGCTACTTGTGAGCGAGATTGGGGCAATCAAAAGAAGCGACCAGTTGGTCGAAGATCCGCTGTCTTGCTTTTGGTACATTGCCCCGGTCCCGGATCTAATGTACAGCGACCCTTGAGGGGCGTTCTTTGCAACAGAGGTCGGGTCGTCAGTGTCGCCGGTTAGAATTTTAACCGCACCAGTTTTAAAAAGAAGATTGTCCTTCAACAGCTTAATGCTATCTCCCGAGAAGATTGCCCCAGGAGATGCTTGCCCATAAGAGGCGCAAGACGTTAGAAGTGCCGTAAATGCCAAAATCAAATGCTTCATATTCATCCTAGGAAGGTGATTGCGATAAACCCACTGGTGATCGCCGAGTTCTTCATATGTCTAAGACCAATTCGAGTTCCTGCAGCAATGTCTACTTCGGCACTCGCCCCGCCAGGGCCAATAATTGTTTGCAGAACAGGAGTTCCAGTTGGGTCCGAATACACGCCAATGAACTCTCCGACGTCGTCTTGCCATTGCAGTTTTTTAACCGCTGCCGCCAAAGACAAGACAATGGTCAAAGGAGTGTTTGCGCTCGCCGGGATGTTTGATGAACTCACATCCAAAAGGGGCGTGGTGTCGATGAAATCAACTGGTTCTAAAAACATGGCGTCATACAACTCCGTTAAAGCATCCTGGACATTTGTGGCGACAAGATCTGTGCCCGTAGGGTCAAAAGTAACAACGTCCGCAGTTGTTGGCACCGCCGTCGTTGTGGGGGCCGTGGCAGAAGTGTAACCGTCGGCAAAATCTAAAATTCTAGTCATTTTCGCACCCAGGTTTCATAGGAAAGTGGATTGGCAAGATCACTAGTTGGGGTGTACCCAAGAGTGACTTTTAAATCTTCATGATCCCGCACCCATCCCAAATAAGACGAGTTCGAAAACGTATATCCACTGGCCGACAATCGAAGCTTGTATATAGCTGACGGCAAGTGGACTTTATTGTCAAACAAGATTGTGTAGTAGGCCCTAGCATAAAGATTGGCCGTCCCAAGAGCGGTATAAACGTTTGCGGCCGTAAATGTTTTCGTAATTAAAACATTGTCCGACGAATCTAGAACGGAAAAAGAAAACGCTCCCGCCGGGGCGTTGTGTACGTAAAGGTGTGGTCTAATGGCATGGATGTGCGATCGCCTCGGAAGTGTAAATGTCACTTCCTGGGTAAGCGTCGTTTTTAGCTCTTCAACCACCAACGTCGTCATAGTGCCTCTGACATCGTTACGCTTGTATTCCACAAGGCGTGGGCGGGGTTTGAAATTGTTGGCATGGCGTCGAAATAAAAGTATCCAGCAAGCCGATTGTCGTTATTCGTGATCGTGTTCGTACTATCGATTTTAAAAAAGAATGGACGAATCTTTCGGTTGTAGTCGTACACCTGCAAGTAGTCGTCGAACTCAGATTTGGTCATCAAATTGATGTCGAATACCATTCTCTTTTGGGTGTATATCTCATCAATGAACCGCTGGTTATAGCGGTTCGTAGAAACAACCGATAAATCATCTTGAATGTACTGCCAGTTGTAGTCCATTGTGCGACCTGCGCCGATCTCCTGGATCGCGCCGATAAAGATCTTAGACAGCTCAACATAGCTTGTTCCGGTGAAACTCAATCGCCAAAAGCGATATGATTCGGCCGTAAATTCTTTAATGGCAATCTGGTGGATCTGGTCTACATCGCCTGCCGTGATTGTTGTTGTAAACGCGGGTGCGCCCCAGGTGTTTGTGGCATTGGCCTCAACGGTTACGTCAGTGGTGAAGCCCCACCCGTTTGATGGGTGAGGCGCAATGACAATTGAATCCACTGATTCGGTGGTTACAAAGTCAAAAGTGATAACAGATGTGGCGGCCGTGGACCGGAATGTTTTGGTCCTACGGTTATCTTTTAAGTTGCTTAGTGGGAACAGGGAATTGACGTTTGTACCGGTTATCACCGTGGAGGATTGATCCACTAAATTGTAGTTCCAAAACTTAACGCCCATTAAAACACCATGCCCGCACGCTCTTGACGGCGTACGGCCCTAAATACTTCCCGACCGTCGATGTTTACGACAACCGGACGGTTGATTAATGCGTCTAGTTTTTCCATAAGGCCTTCAGGTGCACTTCCGCCACCGTCGGCCTGCTCATTATTTGCCAAGAAATTATCCAGTCGGTTTGAAAGGGTTTGGCTTACAACCAACTCGCCGGATCCAAGGAGTGCAAATTGCCTTTCGGATGTGCCGTTACCCTTGCCTGCGGGTACGCGTTGAACAAAGCTGCCGCCTTCCGCGAAGCCAAGGATTTTTCCAACGCCGCCGATTGCTTGCCCGGGTGCGTTTCCAATTGCCTTGATGATTGCCTCGGCAATCTTCGGTGCTTCAGAAATAAGGCTTGTGGCGAAATTCACTGCCACCAATGGCATCTGGACCGACAAAGCAACCGCCACTCGGGGCATGGATTCGGCCAGAGATGTTATGACTCTTGGTAAACCTTCGATGAATCGATCAATGATGACCGGGATTTGCTCAGAAAATGCCTGTGCCGCTGCCCCAATGCCTTCAACTAATCCCAAAATCATGTCCGGAATGGAGTTTAGGAACTCGGTGACAAACGCCTTGGCCGCTTCCTTGCCTTTGGATAGCTCTTGAATGATCGGCGCAATCGCAGCACCAATCTCGCCCCCAGCAGGACCACCAAGCGCGGTTCCAACTCCCTGTACTCCAGCGCCCAGAAGCGTTCGCCCGCCTGCTGCGCCTTCTGTTATTGCTTTACCAACACCAAGCGCCGTACCCGACAAAAGGCTATTGTTGATTCCTTTTCCGCTTTTTGCAGAAGTAAATATCTCTGAAAATGACTTCCCAAGGTTTGATGAAGCTTCTTTAAATATTTGGAGTCGCTTTCTTAGAGCATCATCCTGTTCTTTTCCGGCCTTTTGCTGTTCAGAAGTAATTTTAGTTTGAAGATCTTTCTCAATACGAAACTTCGCGTCAGCGTAAAGCTTTCGATTCTCAACGGAGAGTCGGTTGATGTTATCTTCGCCGCCAAATGCCTGAGCAAGAATCTTTAATCGTTCGTCGCGTTCTTGCTTGGCAATCTCAACAGCAGAACGACCTACGTTCTTTAGGTCGGCCAGGACTTTCGCAACGGCGCCCTGGTCGACCTTTACTTCAATCTCAATCCCGCCACCACGAGCAGCAAGCTTTGATTGTGAAATAGCTTCATCTACTTCTGCTGCCGCTTGTTTGAACGTATCGGTCTTAACCTTGGCCTCAATCTCAAGGATTTGCTTATTAAGAATAAACTTACGAGCAGCGTCTCCTGTCAGCTCGAGCTCTTTTCTAAATCGCGCGAGTTTTTCGGCGTCAGTCTCAAGACCCGCGATCCGCTTAGTGGCGTTGGTTAGGGATATGATGATGTTTTGAAGGATTCCCGAAGATACAACTGTTTTACCAATCTCTTCCTGGGCGTCGGATAATGTATTTTTAAATTGTTCGTAAGAACCGCTAAGGGTTTTAACCTCAGCAGCAGCACGGCCGCCAAACTTTTGATTTAAAAGATCCTGGGCAGCACCAGCTTTTAACTGCGCTTCTGTCAGGTTAGCAAAATCAATGCCGAGGAGCTTTAAATCCCTAGGCAATTGACCTGTCAGTGATTTTAAAAGATCTTCCGTCGCCGCATTTAAATCTTTCCCTGTTACGGCCGCAAGATCGGCAGCGGATTTAACTAAACTCTTGGCCGCCTCATTTGTAAGCCCAAAGTTCTTGGCCAGGGCAACCTGCTCAAGGATGAGCTCGTCGCCAAATCGAGTAACAGACTGTAGTCCTTGTGCAAAAGTCTGAAAGTCCTGAACGTTGCGGGCACTGGCCTCGCCTGTCGCCTCGAGTGCGACAGTCAGGCGGTTTAATGTTTTCTCAGCGGCTACCGCTTCGGATACTGAATCGGAAAGAAAACCGGCCACCGCGCGGATTGAAACAAACCCAGCGGCCACGGCGCCCAAGGCGGAAGGAATACCAGACAATGACTTTTGGAAACCGGAGAATGCCCCCGACAACCCTTGCTGGGCCTTAGAACCTTCTTTCTGGACGTCTTTCAGTCCATCGATCGCGCTTTTAATCCCGTCAAGTTTTGCGAGGGTTCGAAGCTCTACCGTTAGTGTTTCGTCCGCCATTCTTGGCCCCCGTCGGGTTTTTTAACTTAGGAAGAACATCCCGTTCCGCCTTTATCATCTCGTCAGCGACAGCAATCATCTTTTCGGCCGTCACTGAATCCAGGGCATCACCGTCAAACCTAAACCCTAACTCGCACAACTTTTTTCGGTCTAGGTACTCTTTCACAACATTAAAAGCGGGAGTGACCTCGCTAATCCCGGACGTCATAAAGACGACCTGCTTTCGGATCAACTCCCTTTCTTTTTTCCCAGCACATTCCCTTGCAAAATGCTTGATCCAATCTTGTAAACAAGAGAGGAGCTTTCAGATGCACACAAGAATGTCTCGGCATCTTTAATCTCAAGCCCACTATCCTCGTGGATCACGTCTACTGATTTAATCCGACCGGAAGCGATTTCTGCCAGCTTGATTGCAATCCCCATTTGCCCTTCTTGAGCATCCGAAGAATACTTTTCAAGACCAGCATCGGCCGAGAGTTTTAACCTCTCGACCAACGCGGGCATATCGATAGTGATCTGGCCTTTAAACCCGGTCCCGTCGAAATAGTCACCAGAGAGAACGTAGTCCATGAAACCCCTTACAGTGTGTTGATGTAAAACTCACCCAAACCGTCTTGGACGTAGGCGCGCACTGTAAAGTTAAACACAGTCACATCGTCCACGTCACTCACCACGTCGGCGGTGATAGTCGCTGTGGGCATGTAGAAGTTCACGCACTGCCCAGGCACCCAGTTACCGCCGGACTTGGCACCGATATTCATCATGAAGGGGGTGTTGGTCCCGTTCCTGAAGCGTTCAAACTTGCTCACGTCATACTGAGATGCTGTAGCGATAATGTTCATCTCGATTGCGCGAGCGGTAGCACGCTTGGAGCTACGGCCAGACTCCTCACAGATATCAGGGATAGCTGCAAGGGTGTTGGTCACGGTGATGTTGACCGATTGAGCGCCAAAGCAGGAGATGTCATCGGCATCGCCCATGTACACTTCGCCGTTCTTGGCCACAATGGGGTTAACGTCGTCATAGTTGGGGGTGTAAGGCGCTGCCCAGCTAATGGCGTTGTCTGCCAAGTAGGTGAGGGTGCCGGTATCGTCCGCTGCAACCGAAAAGCCCAAAAGGTTTCCGATTGTGTTCGCGGTATTTGTTCCGGTATTCCACAAAAGGCTTAGTGTGCCGGAAGGTTTGGCGATGGTGAATTTACCAGTAGAGTCAGAGTAAACCACGGTTACACCAGTTCCACCTGCTGCCTGGACGGAGGTTTGGATCGCGGAAGCAAGATCATGCGGGGTCTTATAGTAACCCAATGACACAGAGGCGTTCAATTCACCGCCGCCGATGTCGAAATCAAGGTATTGGTCGGTAGAAATAACGCGCATTGGATTTCTGTAATAACCAATCCCTTCCATTTCAAAACGGGCCACCAGGAAGTTGTTTGGGTCGGCGCTGACGGCCATAGAGGCGACTTTGGAACCAGCAAGCATCTGAACCAAGCCTCCATTCCCTTCGTACTCCCAAAGAGTGAAAGATGGGTGCGTGTCAGCAGGCTTATACAAGCAAGCTTTACCAAGGTTCACACCTGTTCCGGGTGCGTCGGCCAAATTGAAGCCCAAATTCAAGTCGTCGGTTGAGATGCTCAGAACGTTTCGGATCTCGTAACCAACGCCTGTGGATTTTTTAACCAAGAGCGCTTCGCCACGCTCGAATGTAGCACCTTCACCTGCATCGACTTTTACAACGCTAACGGTAGAGGAAGCGACGGTGTTGTATTCAGTAGAGGCGACAGACTTAGCGCCCATCACTCCGTGCAGGAAGTTTGAGTAGTCGGCCTCAACGCCTTCGGTTCCGGAAGATCTCAAGTAGCAAGATGTCCCGGCGGTAGGGTTTTCTACACCAAGGGTTGTTTTTGCCTGACCGATAGTCCCTTGGAGCTCGGCGCTGGTCAGCTCTTCAAAAGCGCTTTCAAATGTGTAGTCGTCTTGAAGGGCAATAAAGTCCGTTGCGCCAGACACCGGAACCGGAGTCCCTTCGGTGGATTCTAGCATCACGGCCATTACGGAAGATCGTTTAGAAATAGTAGTCATTATCTCACCTCAGGTTACTGGTTCAAAATAGTCTATGGTTATTTGGCACTCAATTTTTAGTATTCGGAAGTTATCACCCACTACCGACTCTAGGCCGGACGTGGAGACGGAATCGATTTTCATTATATCTACTGACCCAATGTGGTCGGTTGCATAGAAAGCGTCTTTGAAAAGCTTTGCACTCTCAAGCAAATCTTTAACAGGCGAATCAATCGAATCCTGCCTGGTCTCAATTCGATCCCAGCGGGCAGTAAGGATTGCTGTAAATGTTTGGGATTCGCGGCGATTGCATATCTCAAATGGCAATCGGGCCTGACCGTCGTATCGAAGCCCGTAGCCTTTGTTCAGAAACTGGACGGGGTTATCTAGAACATCGTAGGCGTTTGGGAATCGCGTGTATGACGAGGATGGAAAGATCGCATCCATCTCGGCAATGATTGCATCGTAAATGTCGCTTACCTTACTCATCGGCTAAAAAACCCTACGCGAGAGAATTGCTCTTTAACGTCTAGTATCCCGTCATTATTTAAATCAATTTTATGAACAGAAAGGTCCATTCGCATATCATATTCTTTCTTGGCGGTGGCAGCGTCGTCCACGTAGTCATCACCCATGGCCGTAAAAATAATTTGGGCGGTTTTGCACACAGAGGGCAGTCGATAGTCATCTCGAACCAAGATCTGTGAACCGCTAAGGATAACCTGTTTCGATTTCAAATCCTTAATTACCATTTCGGCTGAGCGTACGTGCTGCTCTTCCCAAGTGGTTTTTCCGGCCTCAAACTGAGTTTTGAGCGCAGTTGAGTTAAAAACTGGGTATTCGCCGTAAAGGTCATTGTCGTCGCTGAACAGGTTTCCAATCCACGAGATAATTGTGCTCGGGGTCAGGGTGGCGTCAAATGATATCCGAAGCCAATACATGTCATAGATCGTGACCGTGGTAAGTCCGGTGATTTGGTTGCCGTTATGATTAGTAGACTCGCGTTGCCAATCTTCGTCTTTGTCCGGCGTGAATTGAACAAAACCAGACTGCGATAGACCGCTAGTGCCGTCGATCACTTCGACCGTATCAACCCACTCCTTGCCGTCCCACAACTCAATGGCCATGGCCGCAGAAATGACGTTAACGGTACCGCCCATTTTCAGATAAAAATGATTGAACGGAAGGTCGGACCCGATGTAAATGTAGTCTTGTCCAGTGACGTAACTAAAGGTCAGGTTACCGCTTTTGTAATTGGTAACTGCAACCGAGGCGTCAGATAACGTTCCATTGTCACTGTAGATGATTCTCATCTAATACCTCTTCCTTGGCGTCCGTTTTAATATAACTAAATCTTTCGAATAAAGTTATACCCCCATGCTGTGTAGTCATCGCTTCCGTTGATGACAAAAGAGCATGGGTCTTCGCTAACGATCTTATTAGCTTTTATCTTAAGGCAATATCTGTCACCAGAATAGAAATCAAACGATGTATTCCCGTTTAGGTGGATAGACTCTCCGACTTCACATTTTTGCTTATCGAGAATAAACCAATAGTCATCGGCCTCTGTTTCTCTTTTGAATATCGCAAGTTCAATGTCTTTTACGTTTTCTTGCTCTAGGATGTTTAGCTGGATGTCAAAGCTGTAAATCCCATCCATTTCAATAACAATATCGTCAGTCTCTGAATCATAGTTCTCGTTTAGATCCCAAATGACTCTTTCCGATTCAACGGTTACCCAATCGTCTACCGCAATGGTTTGATCAACGCCATCTCTGTCTACGGCCAATGATGGGAAGTAAAAAGTCTCCATGCCAGCAGGCGCAACCGCGTACTTTGCGAGTTTTGACTCCCAAACTTCTTCAGGCGTGTCGTCAGGAAGCTCTAAGACTCCGATAACTTCATTGAGATAATTCAATATATTTCTAGTCGCCATAGATCTCCTACAATGAAACCTTACAAGATCCGCCCTGCCCGCCGACACCGCCGGTCACGCCTGATCCCACTGTTCCGTTTGATCCCGCAGAACCTACGGTTAGCGTCCCTACTCCGGTGGTTACGTTAAACAATTGGATTTTCCCGCCGGTCCCGCCCTGCCCACCGTTGCCACCAATGCCAGTTCCGAGACCGTTTGATCCATCTCCACCGTTGCCGCCTGATGCGTCAATAAGATTGGCAACAACTGGACCTGTTTTTTTAACGTAAGCGATGTAAATATAACCGCCGCCACCACCACCGCCGCCGCCAGCGCCGCCCACGTCACCTGCTGCAGGAGCATTGGTTTGTCTTCCGCCCTGTCCGCCTTTGGCGGTTATAACTCCGGCCGGTGTTGATCCTGACGTGATAATTTCGCCACAATAAAGGACTAGGACTGCACCACCAGCGCCACCGCCACCACCACCGCGAGACGACGAGGCACCGTTTCCGCCCCCAGAGTTTCCACCACGGCCGCCAGCGCCCCCGGAGACTTGGGTTACACCGCGGATAAATTGATATTCGAATCTTCCGAAGTGGATGTTCGTTGTTACTGCGCCACCAGCAATTGCAGCGGCCGCTGCCCCTGTGCCCCCGGCGCCCGAAGCACCACTTGCACCACCGGATCCACCGTTTCCGATAGTAACAGCACCACCAGCACCACCTTGAGTCCCATTGTTTGTTTGCCCAGTCGCACCCGCACCACCGGCCGCATTTGTGGCAAGAACGCGCGCAGTAAATGCCGTGCCCCCGGCACCACCTGTGTTGTTCGCACTATTTGTCCCGGCGTTTCCGTTCCTGAAAATCGCCCCCGCGGGAGCATTACTTAAATCCAGCGTCTTTGCATAAATTATGTAGGCATCTGGGTTTAGTGCCGCGACGGTATCGAGCGTGAGTGTGTCGTAGTAAAGAATGTCGCCAGCGGTGAGTGCCCCCGAAAGGGTTAAGTTCCCATCGGATCCGTCACCGATGTCTTGCATTAAGTTTTCTTCTTCCCATGTTGCCTCGCCACCGACCACTCTTAAAATAGAATCCTCTGTTCCAATTGGGATTCTTGACGGGACACCCGATGCTTGGGTGATTAAATCGCCGTTAGTAGTCATGGGGTCTGTTAGTTTTGCATCCAAATCCCCAGCAAGGGTATCGAGTGCCGCTTCAACCGTTGTAGGCACGCTGGACCAATCACCACTGGTTGTCGGTTTATAGTAAGACAGTCGAGAGTTAACCGTTGTCCCGGAACCCGAAGGCGTAATCGTCCCGTCAATTACAGAGCTTCGCATGTTTACCGATACGGTATTGGCGCCGGATGATGTGAATGAAGCCGCACCGACAATGTATGACCCGATGATGTCGGATTCTAGATCCTGTAATCCTGAGTTATCAAATGTGACAGTGCTGTATAGTTCACAGTTAAAGATGTTAATTGCGCCACCAGAGCACGCGACAGCGCCAAAAACTCTAACGTCGCGAAGGTCTACAAAATCAAGCGTGCCCTGAGCTGCCTTGACAGTGATGCCGCCATTCATCCCAACGTTGGCGAATTCGTAAGTTACGCTTCCGCTTCCGGAGATTGCCTGGCGATCAAAGTTAATCGCCGTCGAACCAGTAAGATAAATATTAGTCAGACCGCCGCGCTGGGAACCGTCTGCCCATGAGGCATCAAGAGTAATTGATCCGCCGGTAACACTGATTCGGGCCGCCCCGCCCATAGTTGAACCAGCAACGCCTACGATCCAAGTCCAAGGTTTGAGAGTAAGAGTCGCTTCAGTAAACGTTCCAACGCCTACAAAAATAGCATAACGGTTTGCAGAAGTAGGTGAGCTCACCGCGGCCATAGCTGCAGCAACGGTCAAAAACGGCTTTTCTTGAGAACCCGTTCCTGTCCCATCATTTCCGGATTTATCTACGAACAAAATGTTCGTGTTTAATATTGATCCACTCTTTGCTGCCAGGGCGTCAAAGACAGCATTTTGGGATGGGGCCTTATCTGTCACTCCGTTAGTGATTGCATCATCCACGACTGCGGTTTTTGCACGAGTGTCTGTGAAATAAAGATTACTGCCTTCAGCAACATCGGAAGTCGTTGCGGAAGTCCCAAGCTTTAGAGTCAAAGCATCAAATACAGCGTTTTGAGATGGTGCCTTATCCAAAACCCCATTGGTGATTGCGTCGTCAACAACCGCCGTGCGCGCTCTAGTGTTTGTGAAATAAAGATTAGTAGCACCTTCGGGGACTTCGTCAGTGTCATTTGGCGCTGATAAAGTTACAACGTTCCCAGATGAATCTTTTTTCTTAAGCAGACCGTCTGAATCATCAACGAATATCTTATAATAAGTCGCAGAAGGCGAACCGGGTTCTGTGCCTTCTTGTAACTCCAATACACCTGCGTCTGCCACTTAGACCGTCCTTATCTGAATTCCGCCGTTGCCGGAAATTTCCATTCCACTGTTTGCCAATATTCTGGCACTGCCCAGAACGATGTTCAATTGATTAGTTCCTTGAACCACTGACACTTGCCCAAGCGTGTCGATAGACAATACTCCGGACATATTTATTCGAAGTGTTTTAATAAATGTATTTTTAGATGGTGCACTTGTCGGTGGCGCGGTGTTGCTGGCCACATAGTCGATAGCATCTTGAACGTTTTCGGCGGGGATACCAGACACCGTCGGATCATACGGTGTCCCAATCGCCGCCTGTGTATTAGGCCATAACCTATTCAAGCGACCTCGCTAACATAAATCGCATTAGTGGCGCCCGATGTCGCCCGAAGGTAAACTTCAATCCCATCGCCGACGGGAATGCTGACAATGCTATTGGTGTTGAGCTGGTGCCCGTCAGTGGCAGTGAATGCGGGGTCAAATGACCAACGGATTCTTGCGGTTCTGGCCTCAAGCATGATCACTTTTCGATCTGTTAGGTTCGATACTCCGGCCCTTGCTGGTATGGCCGTTGTTGTAACGTTAATCACGGCGGAAACAGCCGATGTGTTGGCCGATTCCGGAGGCGCCTGCGCTTCAACCTCGACGCCTACACGAGTTAACCCACCACCAGCGTCCCGGTAGCTATTGAAGTGTCTGGTGTTAATGTTTGGATCTAGGGCCATTTGATCCTCGTAATAAAGCGGCCCTTAGGTGTACATGGAGAAAACCCAGGGCCGCTGTCCTATCAAATCCGTCTGATTAGAACTTCATTACGTGGAAAATCATGTCGAAAGAGCCAGCGGTCAAGTCGGCCACTTCGATTCCCAAAACAACTTTGGAACCGGAAGCGACTTTCTTGTACGCTTCAGTGGCACCGTTAACCAATGCTCCAGCGGTGAAGCCGGCAACTGCGGCGTTAGAGGCGTACTCGGTACCGCCAGCGCCAACACCCAAATCAAAAACGGCCGAACCGCCAGAAGTAGCGGCCACAACGCCTTTGAATCCAACAAATTTAACGAGAACGTCGTCTTCAGCGGTCAACACATCCAAGTCAGCTTGAACTAGGCCGTCGGTAGCACCAACGTAGGAAACGGTAACAACTTCAACGGCGTTCGCAAACGGAGCGCCAATGGTTTTCATGTCGGCAACTGCTGCCATAAATTACTCCTTAGTCTGTTTAGTTACTTTTTTAATTCGCTGAGCACCCGTCTGTATCCACGCGACGTGGCGGGTGCCTTGAGCATAAATGGCCAGGAGTTTGAATGGAATTCGAATCGCCGTCAGTTGGTCCTTAAGCTCCTCAGGGGACGCGCCCACAAAGAACTCCAAACCTTGATATGGATTTAAACTCTCTCCAATCTCCATGGCCATCAATACTCCAATTAGGCGTTGTATACTTTAATGTGCTTCACGTTGCCTTGGACGCCAAGCTTGGCGCCCAAAACCAAGCTAACAGACAGCAAGTAGCCGTGCTGCTTGTTGGAGTGCAGGTCAGACAACTTGAAGGTAGGTTGTTGCTGCATAACCATGTACATAAAGCTGGGGTGGAAGGCCAAAGCGTAGTCAGCAGCGGCCAGAGTGGGGGACAATTTGCTCATAGCTGCAGAGTTGTCTTCCAGGATGTTGAAACCGAAACGGCGTTGAGCGATCTTCCCGCCAATGACAGGTTGATCACCAACGTAGTCACCGCTGGTCATGGTAGCGGCGTTCAATACGTCGTTGTAGTAGCTAGGATCGGCAAGCAACCACCACTGACCGTCAGTAGGCCATTTTGCTTGGGAGGCCAAAAGGCGCAAGCTCAAGATTTGAGAGGCGTTGAAGTCAGTGACGCCAGCGATGCTGTGATCGGGAGAAGAAGTGGAAGGAGCAACCAATCCGTAGAGGTAGCTGTTGATCTGCAATTCAACTGCCTTCATCAATGAAGCGCGGATAGCGGATTCGCCGCCGGGCTGGCCAAGTTGGTTTTGGAGACCGATCAGGTTGTCCAATTCGTAAGCAACGGTGATGACTTTGTCGGCAACGATAGAAACCTGCTGAGCGGTCAGCTTTTCGCTGTCGAAAGATTCATGACCGGAACCGATGGTTTTGATCTGACCAGTGGCAGATTCAACCATGGAAACTTTCACGGTGTCGCCACCCTGAAGGATTTGACCGTCGTAGTCTTTAGATACGAGGCTAGGAAGAACGGCGGATTCTTTCAACTCGGGGACGAAGACAGGGGACCAGAACTTTTGGATTTGGTCGGACAACTCGTTAATCAAAGTTGCGCTCATTGGGGGTGCTCCTTTTTATTTCGAGGAGCACCATTCATAGTGCCCCTACTTTTTTAATACTTCATGCATCCTGGTTTTCTGCTCCTTAAGGGGGAGCTTCAACCACTGCTCATAGCTAAGTTGGGTCTGTGCCTTTGGCGCATTCCCGGGAAGCCCTTGCCCCTTGTTCCCGAAGTCAAAAAGGATCTTGTGTTCCTTCTGAAATTCCTCGGCAACTTCGGCCAGAGACGTGTCATCCACCCTCATCGTCTCGGGATCGATTGCGATCCTGTCGAACGGGATAAATGCCGCGTACTCGGACTTCCTTAGCTTCCCACCAAGTTTTTCCTCTAGAGCGGACTTTTTAATGCTGTTTTGGAGACCTGATTTGAGACCTGTGAGTTCTTCTTCAATCGCTTTTCTTTTGGCCTGCTCTTTTTCGAGGAGGGACTTGAATTCGCCCTGCTCTTTGAGTTTTGCCTCTTCAAGCGATGTTTTCTCCAACTCGTAGGCCGCCAGCTTTTCGCTGACCGATTTCAGTTGTTCATCGCGAGCTTTCTTTTCTCGCAGAACCTTCTGATAGGTCTCGTACGCAACACGTCCATCTTCTTTCGGATCCGCATTGCCACTGGCATTGTCGGGAGAATCCCCGCTGGGGTTCTCATTTGGTGCTTTGCTCATAGTATTAAACTCCTTCGGGCAAAAAGCAAGAGGCGCGTCATCGGCCTCTAATGATCTTTAGAAATTCTGCTTTCAGGCGGCGGGAGAATTGCTTCTGTTCGGAGTTGGACAATTTAAAGAACGGGCGTTCTGCTGAGACGTGTTTTGCAACTTCTGAGTTCTTCATTCCCCGACCTTTCCCGCTCAATTCCTTCCGCCTTACGCCGCCAAAGAATAACTTAATGATACCGTTTCTGAATTCGTGCTTAATATTGTCTAGAAGTTGCCCCGTGGCCGTCAAATTAGATCGGCGATAGGTGGTGAATTCTGAGAGGTTGTCGCGGTATCGCTTCCGATTCCTAGTTGTGGATTCCGCTATCTTCTTAAGCTTTTCATACTCACCCGAATCCGCCACGCCTCGTCCAAGCCTGGTCCGTTTCCTGATTTGCTCAATCATGTCCTGGATAAACGACCTAGAGGCAGGCGATTTCGCCCATTCGCTTTCAATGTTCTGGTAGCGTTTTATGCGGTCTTCGAGAGATTTGATCGGATCCCTGGCCATTAGGCCTCCTCGTCTAACTCCAAACCGACTCGAGATAAAACATCTTCCGCTGCACGTTCGGCCGCTTTAACCTGGGCAACGGAATCTAGTCGCTTCTCTTCATTGCGAAGCGGATAACGGCGAAGGATATCTTGCAAGTCTGACTTGGTTATCCCGAGAAAATCTCTCGGCGGTGCGACTGGTTGGGGTTTGCCGTATGTCCCAAGGCGATTCCCCTCAACCTTGCCATTGATCTCATCGCCCGCCTTGTAGCCAATCTCAATCTGGCCCGGGCGGGTTTTGAGCAATTGCATTGAATCGATCATCTCGCCTGTCAGGGTTAGGTCGACCTTAGAACCCTTGCCCGCGATCTTGAAATCAAGACTGCCCTTGTAGGATTCTGAATACCCTTTGAACGTGCGATTGTTTTTATCTTTGCCCTCGTCACGAGTTCTCTCAGTTATGCGCTGGATCACCTCAGCGGCAATCGCCCGCCTTTCCTCGGCGGAATACTTATCAGACAACTCAATCAAGAATTTCTGCTGTTCGGCCATCAGACGGCATCCTCAGGGATGGGTGGCGGGGTGTCTTGGGATTGCTCGGCGGGTGTTTCAACGGTGGCGTTCACTTGGTTTACGATCAAAACCTCGTTCACTTCTTCCTCGGACCATTCGGGATGTAGGCGTTTGATAGAGCGCTTAAGAATCGTGGTCCCAAGCTTCAATTCCGCCTCTTCTTCTTGGATGGTCTCCATGTGGGATTTTTGCGGGGCGGGTTCATCGAACTCCACCGTGACTTCGAAATCGTCCCCAAGGAGCATGATGTCTGGATCGTCGATCAAATCATTTTCCATCCAGTAGTTGGAAATGATCCTGGTTTTCTCCCACAACTCTTCTTCGTCGCGCTTGAAGAACTCAATCGATTCTTTTCGGATCTCATACGTATCCATCTCGTCGATCATCTTAGAAATGCCGGATGCGAAATTCCCCGCGTCCACATTTCCAACCGATCCGGCACGCACGCCCTTGGTTTCAAGCCAAAGGGCGAACATGGTCACGATATAGTTGATCACTTCCGCGATATCGGCCTGAGGTTTAACCACTCCAATCGTAGGAGTCTTTTCGCTATTGGGATCTGACTTAAGTGACAAGAAGGCATTGGGCGACAGTTTGGCGTTGTCCACGTTAACATCGACGCCGTACATCAAAGAGGTGGTGGTGTAGAGGATCGCGCCCGACAGATCCGATGCCAGAACCGGGATCGCCTTGGTCATGGGCAGGATATCCGTGTCTTGCGTGGGGATAAGTTCAGAAAATGACCTATTTCCGTAAACAAACGGGATCACGCCGTAGGGGTTTAACCCATTTAAAGCAAGAATATCGGGGTCAGCAAAATCATCCCCGTCCATGTCAAACGCATCCACTTCATCGGCCGTGTAGGCGTAGAACGTCTCCACCATGCGACTTTCCCCGCCGGACTTGCGGGTCATTTGCTTGCCCATGAACTTGATAAACACCGTTTCCCTGAGCGGATCCACCTTGTCCGTGGAGTAAACCAAGAATCGGTCAAAGGGGATCGTGCGAAGGCGAGGCGTCCTGTTGTGGGTGAAGATCTCCCAAGCGTAGCCCTTGAACAGGTTTGACCAGCGATCGGCCATAGCTCCGTTCACATTCAGGTTATAAAGCCTTTCGTAGGCCTTAACTGTTTTCTTGAAGCGAGCCTTGGAAGGCGTCCGCATTGGCGCCGTGATGTATGCCTTAGAAACTTTGTCGATGAACCGCCTAAGGATGTTGATCGGAAGGATTCGGCTTTCAATGGTCTTGAAATACTCATCGGAGAACGATTTCCGCATATCGGCCACCACGTACGGCAGCAATGCGCCCTCGTGGATTCTAAAAAGATCTGAGTTTAGTCGGGAATAGTCGGCGTGATTCTTTATGTGGGCGATGAGCTGCGGGCGAAGGTCTTTTAGTGCCATATGTTCCCCTAATCTTCACATGCGGATTGTTTTCGGAGTTCTGTCGATGCTGAAATTGTACTCTGTAGTGTGATAATAATCCATTGAGTCGGACGTATGAGTTAGCTCGATAATTGTTTTATCTTTGGTAAAATCCGCTTTTTGCTTAACGCTTTTAAGATCTTTGATGAGATTTTTGCACTTTGGATTGATTTTGGTGAGTTGTTTTTCAAAACGCCCATTCATCATCAATTGCCTGTCTCGAAGCCTCGGGTTTATCCCCAAGAACCGAATGTCTTCAAATCCCGCCGCCCGCATGATTTCCAAATCCGATCGCCCGGATGTCTTTCGCGCCTTCGCTGAAGCATCTGGGTACAGAATTAGTTTTGAGATTGGGAATCGCGCCTTAAGGGCATCGCACATCTGCTGCGTATCCGAGTTCCCCAATATGACGATCTCATCAAAGCACCAAGTCCGGTCTTGGTGACGCTGCCAAAGCGTGGCGGACATACGGCCTACGTTGAAATCCATGCCCACCCCGATTGGCAGATTGGGGTCGTATTGGGCGGCATCGGAGATGTCGCGCGAGGGTTGAAATGCGTAATAGAAGTAGTCAGCGCCCAATCGAACAATATGCCCTTTTAGGAACACCTCCTGAGCTCGCTCGTCTAAATTACTTTTGAGAATGTCTGCATAACCTTCGTCGATATGGATATTCTCAGTCGTGCTCGCGTAGACGACCTTAAAGCTGCCGGGTTTCTTGGCCTCTTGTGCTTCCTGGTCTTGAACAAATTCTTCAATAAATTGATATTCGTCTTGGGGTGTTCCAACGAGGACAATCTGAGGGCATGGGGCGTTCTTAACTCGCACCCGGAAAATGGTTTCATAAAACCTTGCCCTGGGCACAGACGACATTTCATTGATCCCAGCGTAGGCCAGGTTTGGACCTACTAATCGATTCTCCGCCGAGAACATGTAAAGCCTCGCACCTCTGGCCATCCATGGGAACTTGAACCATTTCTCGGTTGAGTGATAGCGATATGGGATTCGATTGGTTTGCAGGATGTCTTCAAATGTAGGGATAACGTCGCGCTTTAGGTCCGGATACGACGGGCACATCAGTCCGCCGCTGTAGCGGTAATTTAAATAAGACAAGCGAAGCATCTTCATGCAAAGCAGAAATGTTTTTCCGCTGCCATAACCAGCAGAAAACATCAGGATTCGAGTTGCCTCATCCTCAAACAGCTTCTGCTGGGCCGGAAGCTTTTTAAACGTTATTCGCATTGGGGTTAATCAAACTCGAGCGTTGTATCTTCAGGTGCAGCGTCAGGCATGTCCGCCCATCCACATAGATTTTTGAGGGAGAAAATCATCATCGTTGCGTTCCCATTTAACGCCATTTCAAGTGCTTTTTGGGTCAATGTCATTCTGGTCTTGGCCATCTTTTTGTTGCGATACTCCGCAAAGGTCATGTTGTATTTTCTGCAATGCCTTAAGATGGTGTCGTCTGAAACGTTTAGGAGCTCGCTCACGTCGGTCAACGAAGGCTTTAGCTGGCAATACTTGTCCAGTTGCCTAACCTTCTCATCGTCCCATTTAACATGGGCTTTTCGGACTTTCTTATCCTGTGCCACATCACCCTCCGGGTTAGTGTTTCGCCACTGGCTATTTAAATATTATTGTATTTATTTTCTATGATTCTCCCAAGTGATATCGCAAAGACCATGGGTGTATTTAAAAAATCAGGCCTTTTCCCCTTTGGATAAGGGTTTTCAACAAGCGAAATACTAAGTATTTCAACCAGCACTCCATTCTTGCTGTAACAGTGTAGCCATAGACGAGTTGCGGGCTTTGCGAATAGTTTTCTAAAAAATGGCTTATCGGCCCGATATTCAAACTTTTTTTCGCCACGGATTATACTTTCTAAATATACTTTCCTTATAGGCAAAGAGATTCTAATTTCCATGTCTTCTTATATAGAATATCCGTCACGAGGTTAAGCCATATCCATTATCTCCCTTGAATATATTCAAAGGTCCAGGTTAACACGTTGTTACGATGCCCACCGTTATTCTCATTATTAAACCGTCGACCCGTTGAGCCCTTTTTAACCTTCGCTTTAAGGATACCAATCTGCCTATCTGTGCGTATTAGCTTCCAATTAGGGTCCCGGTTATGGCTTTTAAACATTGGAATACTTGAAAATTTTGTCATTATTCGATAGCCCTTTAAGGCCATAATTTTTGCCGTCTCGTTAACAAATTTTATCCCTAGGCCTAATCCAGCATAATCAGGATGAACAACCACTCGGTTGCTATGAAAAATTATTAATGCATTTTTTCGTCTCGGAACATAGTTACTATATGCTTGAAATCCAATCTGATTTTCGCCATGGAAAAGTCCGAATGTATAATTTTTCCCTCCGGCCATTTTGTCGCTTAAATAATGATATTTGCTAAACATGGGCCAAGTACTTCTATCGACTTCCCTAATTTCGAATTCGAGGAGCTCTTTTCTTTTTCGATCATCTGGCCGAAGCGACCTCCGATCTTGCCACGTTTTATTATTACAATCGATAACCCAATCCGGATTTAACCAATCCACAACGTCATAATGGCAACTAAGTAAAATTAACTTTTTTTTGTTTCGACGGGCAAATTTCTGAATTGAATGCGACATTACCTTGGCGACAGTTCTATCAACAACAGATGTCCATTCATCAATAACGGTAGGACATTCTGGACCGGCTTTTGTCATTAAATAAGCACCTTCGCAGCGGGCCTTTTGTCCATTGGATAATGTTTTTATTGGGCGAATCCATGTGTTAACACTCGACAGCCCGATTCCCGACAATGCCTCTGCACACTGGTCATAGGTCCATTCATCCGGAAGCAGATCTATTATGGTCTTATCAGAATCTATCTGAGCATCAAAAATATTATCACCAAACATTTTTTTTGCTAATGTCGTCTTCCCAGATCCAGACGCGCCAAGAATTAAACCAATACTGTAATCGCTTTCAATATCGCAAGTAATCTCCATTTCGTGTGTTAGTTTCTTTTTTACGTCGATGTCCAGACTATTTGCGGCCTTCTGACATCTAAAACTAACCGAAGGAGCGGCCTCTAATTTTAACTTATAAGTTTGCATTCATAGCCCTCAAGTTTTAATCGTTCAAATAATTTGGACTGATCATTTTCATTATTTAAATGAACAGACACGATAAATTGAGGATCTAATTCATGGAACTCATCTTGCTCGAGATTATTATCGTCTACAGTAAAAGGATTTTTTTCTAACCCCAAGAGTTCAAAGTCTCCGAGGTCTAGATCCTTAAGCTCAATCGCCATGGCGTGTAAATCAAGCTCCGCCCATCTTGCTATTTCATTATCTGCAGTCAGGAATTGATATTCTTCAACCTCGGATGAAAAATCTTGATAAATTACAGGGACCTTCTCCATTCCAATTTTAATTGCGGCCATCAATCTTGCATGACCGCTCACTATATGGCCGGACTTTTTGCTAACAATAATTGGGACTCTAAATCCATTATGCTTTATTAATTTAGATAACCTCTCAACTTGCTCAATCGAATGCCTATTATTGTTTTTGGGATTTGGAATAAGCTTTTTAACTTCAATTAACTCAATACTTTCGGCCATTACCTGTGTGTTCATTTTGCCTCCATATAGATGCAATAAAGACTATCCGTGGCGACATCGCAAAAGCAACATGTTATATCGTATTGACAATAATGAGGGATATTATGGCAAAACGAAAACCAGGGCGCCCAAAGCTGCCGAAACTCAAGAAAAGAATCCAAGTCTGCACTTCAATGTATCGGGAGGAGTTGGCATTTATCAAATCAATGGACCCTGAGAAACGCGGTCGCATTACGAAAGGTTTGCGCGCTATTCTTGCTAAGGCCGGGTTTGCCCAATCTTAAAACCCGTGTGGATTCTAAATTCCCGTCCATTCAAGACTAGCGCACAAACTTACTTCTTTTTGCCTTTAGCAGCTGTCTTTTTAACAGGCTTTTTGGCGGGCATTTTCTTGGCCATAAATACTCCTAGTGTTTATCTCGAATATTCATATTCACACCCATGGACTTTTGAGTCAAATAGTCTTGATAGTTTTCTCCAAGATTTTTAACCACGATCAACTCATCAACGATGTCTTTCGCGGCCTCTTGGCACTGGGAGTGTTTGCCGGAGAATCGCCATGCGTACAGAACGGCCGCAACTGCATCCACCATTTCGGTTTTGGTCATGGGCGGGAGTAACTCTTTCTTCTTTTCCTGGTTAATCACTCTTCAACATCGCCATCTAGAGGGTCTCTATAATTTTGGTCACAAATGACCTTAACGGCGGAAGCATACCCCGCTGCCCATGCGATTTTGAAAATAGCTTTTGAATCACAACCCATAATGAGGTCGTATTTGGATTCCCAAGCAATCTCCCAATCTTCAATAACCTTTTCCAATTTATACCCCATTAAATATTTTTTTCCGGTGGTCACTTGTCGTCCTCCCCGCGCTCAACTGCGTCCATTTTTAAAAGCGCTTCACACTTCCAGCAGTCGCAGTGTCTTTGGAAATGCCCTGGATCATTATAATCAAGCCCGCGCATTAGCATGCAAGAGTCGGCGTGGTGCATATCCTTCTTAATAAACTCCCTCGCCACCGCGAGCGCCTTTTCTTTTTGAGCGAGGAGTTCTTTTAATTTGGTATTCTCCATCATGTATTTCATGAGTTGAGAATTCTTCCAGATTTGATCAATCTCCTCACTCATTTGCTCTTCTCCAGTGCCTTGAGAACAATACCTTCCCATTCCTGCCTAATCTCCAACTGAAGAGACTGACCCAGGCATCCCAGGTCATAACCACTGCGATCAGTAAGATCGTTCCAAATACCATTGACGATTTCCTTAATGATTTCTTCTTTACTCATCCCTCTCTCCCCTTCTCCAGTTTTTCGAATTCGGCGAGAGCGTCAAAGGCGGTTTTGCAGGCGTACTCTCGCCATTCACCCAGCGCTTTGATGTATCTCGCTGGTGTTTTGTCATCGAGCGGTGTCAGCCTGATTTTCTCACACACCCCCTTAAGGACTGCGATCTGGGCGAGGAGTTTTTGAATCTGTGAACACTCGGAGCAAAGATCCGCTTGCCCAAAGCCTGCGCACCCACACTTTTTACAGATCACCTTTTCCCTCCTGCACCTGTGGAGCTTTTTTCACAGCAATGAAGTCTGATATCTGTAGTTCTTTAAACGACTCGACTTTTGAGATTCGTTCGCCCGTTAGCATTTTTGCAATAATAAACGCTGCACATTCCTCAAATGAGTCGAATTCATCTGAATCAGAAGTCATGTACTCAGTATTGCTTTGATAAACTCTATACTTCACAACTCCCCCTTTGGTTCCGGGAAGCGTTTGAGGGCTTTGCTGTACTCTTCAACCCATGCGCATAGGCCATCTCTGTGGAAGCCGCGCGCGTCGGACTTGTAACCTTCAAGATAATTCTTCGCTTCGGCTGCCAGATCCTTCCACGCCTTGGCCTCCTCGCGGGCGGCGGTGAGTTCTCTGTAAAGAGTGTCGTTAACCATGCGAACACCCTTCTTGTCGCGCCCTAAAGCGTTCCTTTCCTTGGTCACGGCGGCGAGCTGGGATCGAAGATCCGCTATCAACTCTATCGCCTCGGCCGTGCCGTGTATTTTTGGGTCAATCATTTCCATTTTCCTATTTGCCCCCATTAGGGTACACTTGGGCTACCGCTACACTAAGCATTGGGACCTTTTCCTGTGCCCTAGTATTAAGCTCGGGGGAAACCTCGGGCTTTTTAATTTTAAGAGGTCCATTTAATCCCCCTTCCGCTCTAGCTGGGCGATCTTGGCAATGGTCATTTCCGCCTCTGCAACGACATCGCAAAGTACTCTTGCATGATTTGTGGTGGTGAAAATTGAAATTAGCGCCGTGTTTCCTAAAAATTCCATCGCCAAATTCAGCTTGTTCTGGAGCAGGTCAAGCTTGGCGGTTGATTCAACAAAGCCTCGCTTGAAAGAGTCAAGGCCACTTCGCAATTCATCCCGCTCGGCGGTCACGGCGTCGAGTTGGGACTTAAGGCAATCCGCAGCTTGATCGGGCTTCAGTGTGCAGGTGCATCCCATTAATCCTCCTTTAGAATTAATTACCTTAAGGGTGTCATTAACTTTCTTGCCGGCGGAGTAGTCACTGTGTGCAACAAGAGCAAGTCCTGCAGCCACATGCTCAAGCTCTTCATGGAAATACGGCTTCAATTCTTGCTCGCTCATAGTTATTCTAAATCCTTTGGGACGTTGAAATATTTATCGCCCTTGTAATGACTTATTTTAATTCGCTTGCCGGCAATTTCTTTTGCGTAGGCACGAACGGATTCATTAGGCGTTTCCCCGTTTCCATATACCCCAAGTAAAAAGATATCATCCACCACGTCGCTGCTTTGAAATTTGCAATACCATCGACCCTTGCCTTGCCCCCAGTTTGTTCTAAATAGAATCTCAAGCTGGACATTAATAATGTCGGCAAAGTCTTCAATGCTCACGGGCATACCATTTCTCCGATATTGGGCCTAATCACCCGTGCAATTCTCCCGCCTTCAAGCTCAACCAGACAAATTCCGGGAATGATCGATTTCACAGGGACGCCGCCGACCGAATCATCTCCGCATTCGACAATCTTTATTATCGGAAGTTTTTGATCCGGACGGCAGTTGTCCGCGCACCCGGTGATGATAAACAAAATTAAAAACATATAGCTCATAATCAACCTCTGTTATATCCACGACCCCGACCACGACCCCGACCCCGACCACGACCCCGACCCCGACCACGACCCCGACCACGACCCCGACCGCGACCCCGACCGCGACCGCGACCCCGACCGCGACCGCGACCACGACCACGACCCCGACCGCGACCGCGACCGCGACCGCGACCGCGACCACGACCCCGACCGCGACCGCGACCGCGACCACGACCACGATGCTTCTAATGAAATCCTTCTAATAACAGCATTCACTTTAGCTTCCGGATAGCTTTAGGAAGAATGGAAAATGTGCAAATGGCTCCAATGGAAATGTACTGGTCTGGACATGGTTCGAATTCAGCATTGCTATCACCTTCGGGGTTTTCAAAATACGCACTATATCTGCCTGTATCTGCCACCCATTGGGCCTCGGTCACCTTGATAAAGGTGCCATCTGTTTCAGATAAAACCCCACTGAAAAACCTTGTAGCAGTCTCAACCAAAACGGGCCTGCCAATCACGGTCTGAATCAGACCGACACTCGTCGCTGCCTTTTGATCTCCCCTTTCGAACGCAATCCTTAAAAACTCTCTTTGAAAATCATTCATATTCACAACCTCTTGTTTCTGGTTATCAATTCTTTTATTGTCAAAAAGAACCCTATAAAAATAAGAGCTCCCAAAAAAAACAATGGGGCCTTAATTACTAATTCGGCAATAGTGGAATTATCCAAGTTCACAATCTCCCCTCCAGCAATATGTTCAAAGCAATCCCGCCAACAAACCCAAGCCAAAAATAAAACCTAGAAAATTTCATTCAAATCTAGTGGGAGAGTGAGTTAAAATGCGTTTTAACTTCTTCCCAAAACTGGTCCATACGCACACCCCATATCTCTAACTCGTGACCGCCGGATAAAAAAACCCGTACACCACCTTCGCTATCTTTTGTCATTGGAATTTCTTCCGCTGCCTCAATCGATCGGGGTGCGATAATTGCCCGTTCACCATGCTCGCCCATTAAAATAAACATTAACCAATTCTCCCGCCGGCCGCTTTCTGTTTCATCAATCGATCGATAACTTGCGTCGCCTCTATAGATGTTCTCACTTGTGGGATTTGGATATTGAGATCATTTGAAATGCTTTTGATGTATTCCAGCTGCCTGGGAGACGGGGGCGTATTTGCTGCCGGTTTCTGCTGCTGCTCTGGGCGCGAGAAGCTTTCTGTTTTTGTTGTTGAGACATTATTCGCATCGATGTCGTCTTCGGGCGCGACTCCAACGATTAATGAATATTGATAACGGCGCATGTACGTTACCAACGATCCTAATTCTTGAGGTCCAGGCGTTGGCGGAATCCGAATCACTGAAACCAAACGCCCTCCATCTTTGTGGACCAAAGCAGTACACAGCGAAAGACCATCTTTATCGTCTTGAAAAGTAGAAGTGACTGCCAATCCGTTTTTGGAAAGTGCAGGTCTAGTGGCCTTTATAATGTCGGGCAATTCAGCGTATTTAAAATTGTAACTGCCACCGCTTTTCATTTTTACGGTTACTTCAGAGGTTTTTGCAATTTCCGGGAAGTCTAATTGCGCCTTACTTAAGGCATCGTAAAGCTTTGCCTGCATAACAATTGCACTATTCTGATTTTGCTCTTCCATAAAAAACCCCTTTTATCTTTTCCCCAATTTCTCTTAAATCCTGTGCCGTTATTCTTCTGGTCGGTTTCTGGTTGCTTTTAGGCCAGCAAGGGCAATGCAGGTTCTCTTTCAGCACGTACCCACAAGCCTGGCACTCATAGCAATCATCACTGTCCAGCCAAACAAGCCTTCGCACGTAACCGTTATTCCTCGTCAAATTCGGCCTCTTCGTCGTTGTCGTAAACCTCATCGGCCGGTTCCAACTCGGTGCGCGATCTTGATTTCAAATCCTGGAACGGCCTATCGTGCCAAAGTGGGCAAAACTTCACGGTGCAACGTTTTACCTCTTCGCGTTGCCAATTAGAGCATTCCAAGCATTTCAGCTTTAGTAGTCTCTTGCCGCGTATAGATCCATTTAGGGCCTGAATAAGCATGTATTGGTATGTGGCAGGTACCCCATCTAGTCTTCGCGATTCGCACGGGCCGGCGTCCGCGCGCCAGCGAGAAATAACGCTGTCCCGGTGGCGTTTACCTTCCGCCTTTTTGACTGGATCATGGATTGCATATTTTTTATCGCCATCAGTCATTTAATTAAACCCTCTCAAAATCTCGCTGGGATCATTCCACGGGGTTTTACGATAACTTTGTTATAAAATAAACCAAAAAAGTCGGTGTATTTTATTGTCGCAATGGTCAAAACTAAGAGTATGGAAATCACCCTTTACTTGCCGATCCGCCCCATTTCCCTAAACAACGTTCGTATGCCGGTCCGGATCCGGGGTTCAACCCGGCTAGTGACCAACCCTGCATACAAAAAGCAATTGGCGGAGATGGAAATGCATATCCGGCGATACCGGGTTGAACTGCAAGCGTTTGGCAAATCCATCGATCGTCGCATGCATGGGATTGTTATGCGCTATGAGTTCGCTTATCCCGCAACGGAGTTTTGGACCAAGAAGGGCGAGTTAAGCCTAGCGCTTCCGGATGTGGATAATTCATTCAAAGTTGTTAAAGACAAGATCTTTGCCGAGATGGGATTGAACGACGGCCTTGTGGTTGGCGTGAGTGGATCGAAGGTTTGTATGCTGCCAACGGATTTGACCGGGCCTAGCATCTCATTGCGCATTCGCAAGGTTGATTTAATTAAACCTCACCAATGATTTCAAAACCCAAGTGGGTAAGCATGTATGCGAGAACAAAATAGTCACGAGTGGATTTTCCACCTCTCGCGTAACCATAGCCGGGCAGGTTTTTAATCGCCGTGTACTCAACCAACTCATTTCTCACTGGGTGGTACCAAAGCTGCTTAAACTCCCCGCACTCTTCCGCCTTCATGGTTTCTCACAAACGAAAAAGCTGTTATCCGCCTCGATGCAATTCTTCATGACGACTTTGGAGGCACAGGAGGCGAGGGTAAGTAGGGCGAGGATGGTGATTAGCTTCATGGCAACTGTTCCTTTGGTCTGAAATCATCTTCCATTATATTAGATTTGCCTTTATTGCAAAGATCGCACAGCACTTGGAGATTACTTTCAGTTAATCTTAGGTCCCATCGTTTAGAAAGCGGTACGATATGATCAACAACAATTTTCCCTTCTGTTTCTCCACAACACAAACAGACTTTGCCATATTTTTTAATAGTTTTCATGCGAACAATAGACCACTCCCAGGTTTGATAGAATGCTAGCTTTTCGCTCCTTGTTGGGATGTATCTGGCCGGAGAAGATTCTTTTCTAATTGGAACTTCTGGGGTGGACCATGCCTGCTCCTGCTCGATGCCTCGAGCTAATAACTCTTGTTTAAACCTGGCAGCAAATATTACAGAATCATGAAGTCTAATTAATCCGTTCGTATAGTCCTGATTAGTTAGAACACAAGTGCAAAAGCCATAGCGCGAGCGGTACGTACTCATACCGCCACATAGTTCGCAGGCCCTTAATGGCAAATCTTTGTTTGTGTTGTCACGTAACATGCCTTCACGGTTTCTTGTGCGTTTGCGCTTGACTGTTCCTTTGTCGGCCAACCGGGACCACTTGCCAGTTTTGTACTTAGCGTTCTTGGACTTTCTGGACATAACTCTCCTTTCTTGCATCCTGTATGGGCAAGTCTAAGTTAGAAACACTGACCGTTATTCAATTGCGAGGTAAGGCGTTTGTTCCTTTCGGATGCAAGTTTACGGAGTCAATCAGCAACCGCCGCCCACCTTCCCGTCACCGGAGGTAGTTCCCTTCCCGTAGCAATCTATTTGGCCATATCAATGAACATCGGGTTAGTACGTTGGAACCGGGAAATTCCAGTGGAGTCATTGGTCTGATTCTCTGGTTTCTTCTGCCCGATCAATCTGAATCCCTGATGCCCTCTAAGCTAAGCTAAGAGACTTTGCAAAAGATTTAGATCTCGGTTTCAGGCACTTCAGAAACTCGAAAAACAGAAGCAAAACTTTTCGTTGAAACTTTCCCTGATTTAGGGCAACTTAGATTCAGCGAATGTTTTGGGCCTTAGCGGAACTTTTGCAGGTTTAAAGCGCTAAGGCCTTTCTATTATTTACAATCCCATGACATCTGCCAAACAAAAAGAGCTGAACCATTCGCGTCAATGGCGTTAGTTTTGAATTAATACGTCACGTCACCGTCGCGCCACTCTTCGTCACTCTTGCATCGATAGCAAACTCTATAGTCATTGTTTGTTGAAAATGCACGATCACACCGAAGGCAACTACGGAGTTTGTTTTTTTTATCAACGTAGCAACCGTTGCAAAACTTGCTTTCAAGATTGAAGTTCTTAAACGTCATCCACGTCTGGCACTTGTAGCAAAACTGCTGCCCGTTGTTTGTCTTTGCTGCGTGTTCGGACTTTGTTTTTGTTCCCATTATCTTCGGCACTGCCCATGCAAATGAGGGTCAGCTTGATTTACGACAGTGAATTTCTCAAGGCGTGGATTTATTTTATCTGTAGATCGGTGTTCAAATATTAATGCGCGGGCGACTTTGTCTCTCAATGAAACGGCACCGCGCTTTTGAGCGTGTTCCATATTCACATCTTCCAAAACGGCATCAATGTCATCCACTGTTAAACCGCTCACACTCATATCAAACGCACGACCTTCAATGTGTGACTTGCTCACGCTCACCCCGGGGATGCCTTCGCGGATCAATGACGTGAACTTAACCGGCGCCCCCCGTATTTTTAAAATCTTCGCCGTCGCCCACGCAATCACTACGATCGATGGATGCATAACATCCCAATCGCTTGGGTTAACGCCCTCCTTGTGGGGCATAGATTTTAAATAGGCAATGATGTCTCTTTGCTCTGGGGCCATATTATTCTTGGTTATTCTTTATGCTTCATTCTTCATTCTTCATTCTTCATTCATTTCATGAAGTGCGCGGTAATTGTCATCCACGACGACGTTTAAAAAAGCCCGCAAATGATTTAACTCTTCAATGGTTACTTCGCCGAAATGATAAAACGGGACATCGTCATCCGTGATTCCAAGAATCACAAAACGCTTCGTTTGAAGCATCATCCGGACTTGATCAAAACTCGGGTATGGTCGGATGGGTTTTACGTTTTCGTCGCCACCGTTCATTTTGTAACCATTCCATCTATATCTTTAACGGTCCTGTCCCATCCCGATAGGTTTTCATTGCATTTTTTTGTTTTTGTACAGACTTCAATAATAAACTGTTTAATTTTCTTCCAGCTTGATGCGGGCAACACAAGAGATGTTGCTTTCAAATCCCACCACGTTTTCCCCTCTAGAAGAGTTGTGTCGTTGATGATTTGAGATTTACCGCTGTAGGTGTTCACGCAATAACCCTCGTTAACCGATAGCTGGGAGCAAATGGGCACTTCCGGAACGGTGACAGAGCAGCTTGCTGCTAGAAATAGGGTTAAAAGTAGCAGGAGTCGCATGCTAGTTCCTTAAGACGACAAATTCTCTCGTCGCTTTGATCAATCGTTCACGTGCCAATACTTTTTGTTCTGGTGTTCCGGTCTTCTGGGCCAATTCATTTGCTATGGCCGCTTCGGTGAACTCTTTTCCTTGGGCATTCACTCGAGCGTCGATGTAGCCAATAAAAATGGCCATTTCGGTTTCGTAGATAATTAATTCAACAATTTTTGAAATGATATATGTCAGAATAGTTTGAAGTGGGCCCCACGACATAAACGCCGCCGCCGCCACGATTCTGGCCACGACCGTTTTTGTGATCAAGTTTGCTAACGTGCTTTTTAGAGCGGAAACGTATGCATCGTGGGAGCCCATTTAATCAACCTTGCTCGCCGTCGATCTTGTCGATCATGGTCAAAACATAGGGTTTCACGGGGGCGGCGACGCCGACGATCAAATCGTCAACCGTAGTCGCGCTGGCCTTAGCGGATTCTTCCAACCATTCAAAGGTTACAACGAAAAGTTGCTTGGCCAACTCTTCTCCGACGTTCAAACCCAAACCTTTCAATTTTTCCAAATAAGCTTTCAGATCATATGCCTTCATACGCGCTCCTTGCGTTTAACCATTAGATAAATTCTAGTGGTGGTTTTTTTCAGATGCAAATTGTTCGCATGTCTTTTGAATGCATTTCATCCGATCACGCGACTCAATATTGATTTTTTTAATAGTATGGGTCGCTTTGGCCGCCATGTATATAATTAGCGCAAACCACGCGATAACTGCGATTTGAAATTCAATCATTTTTGCCGTCCTGTTTGCCGATTAAATGAATTAAAATGTGTTCGACTGATTTAGAAATGCTTTCTTGGGTTTTTGCAATGTCTCGAAGACTTCGATGATGCATCCACAAGAGAGCGAGCGAAACGGAGGCAGGCACGCCAACGCGCTCAATGAAAGCTAACCACTCACTACTCATGGGCCCTCCGTGGCCGTTTCCGTGGACTAATTTATTTGAAGTAGTCCGACTTCTTTAAGCATACCGCCCAATCATAATTTGGGCATTTTTTCTTGTATTGCACCATCATTACCGGACGCCCACGGTAGGGCGCGTACTTTTCACATTCGTCATAGTCCGCACATGACTCGACAAAAATCCCATCCATAAAATTATTCAATGCCCCTACCATCTCAGTAGAGTTTTTTTGAAAATGGGCCAATCCTAGACCATGCGCGATTTCAGCCAATCTTTTTACGCCATCAATGTTTTGCTGAAGAGTAATATTGATCCCCGATTCATCGCGATTCCCGTATGCATCTAAATTATCAATCTCAATCCCATCCCCGCCAACGGTTAAGCATCTTTGCATGCGCTTCTTTAAAAATTCATGCAATGAAGGTTTCGAAACATTACCCCAGGCTTCCCCTGCCCAGTCTGCCATTTTATTTCCCATAGCATCTTTGGGATATTCTTTGGCATCCGATCTCCAGTCCTCAAATCCAAGCGAAAAATAACAAACCAATTTTCCGCCTTTGGAATGAATATAGTCCGATACGGCCTTCCCGCCCGCTCTTTCAATTTGATCCAATTCCAGATTCACAATCTCGGCACCGTTATATTTGCTTTTTAAATCGGCCATAGAATCGAAATGAAAGATTTGAAACGACTTAACAGGCCCCGGCCTCCACCAGTCTCCGGTTTGGACAGGAGGTATCGTCGGTGTTGGTTCGACATCCGGAGTTGGTTTGTATTCCGCCTTGTAGATCTCCTTCCCATCTTCGCTCGTGAATAGGAATGAGTTGTCATCGAGATACGTAACCGCTTCATGATCGCCCTCAACCTTCAGTTCAATCGCTTCACAATCCCCATCCCAATTACACTCCCAAAACAAATTGCTCTCATCCTGAGCGAACAAGATGGTTTTCCCATCCGGAGAAACAGACATGTCGCCAATCGCATTGGGGATTTTTAGTCGGAATTGCTTCTTCAAAACCCCATCAACCAATTCATAAACAGACTGGTCCGCCCCATCCCAATCCTTAGACGCCAAAAGAACATGCCCGCCAAATACGGCCAAACCTTCGAAGTTCAAATCCGACTTGAACCGCTGCCAATGTGGGAACACTTTTGCCGTTGCCTCTTTTGGGTAGGCAAAGCTGTAGACGTACTGAGGCGAAGCGCCGTCCCCAATATCCCCGACGTAAACCTTGTCATGATCGCAGGCCACGGCCTCAAAATCCTGGTTTTGGACTTCCTTGCCATCAACAACCATTGTGATTTTGCCCAGCAGTTTGCCCGTCAGGTCGGTGACGACAACCTGCGGCGGATTGTCCGAATCTTGTATGGTGTACATGCGCCCATCGGTGCCAATGCACATGCCAGACTTCTCGGCGTGATTTGGCGTGTACTCACCCTGTTTTTGGACGTCCCAAACGAACTCCGTCGGGGGACCGCTAGGTGGCACAGGGGTCGGGTCTTCTTGTTTGGAAGCGCACGAAAACAACGTGAGACTTGCGACCATTAAATAGATCAACGCAACAGTGTGATGCACTGAATAACCCCTGTTTAAATTGTTTTTATTCCAATCCCGGTTTTTAGATCAATTACTAAATATCCGTTTTTTGAAATGCAATTAGATTTGTTTTTTTGGCATGGCCGTAATTTGGCGCCGGACCCGCTGACTGCGTGTTGTGTTCCGGCCTCATTGCGTTCAATGGAGACATTGTGGTCGTGTCCGGCCAGAAAATAGTCCACATTGCCTTTCAAGACAGTGTTGTAAAAGGCCTTATAGTCTTTATCGGTCGCATCGCCATGTTCGCCGCTCGAATAGATCGGATGGTGAGCAAAGGCAATCTTCTTTTTGCCCAAACATCGTTCGTCTTTTAAAAACCGAATCGCAAACTTTTCCATGCGATCCTGGATGTCCGGATCACCAAGCTTTACGTCGTAAACGGTAGATTCCAAGGCCAGAAAGCAGACGTTGTTAAAAACAACACCGTAGTAGTAATTCGGCATAACGATGTTTCCAAAAACCTTCATCGGAAACATGAATCCAGCAAGCCAATCCCGTTTTTCTTTGTCTGTGTGGTACGATTCATGGTTGCCAGAAACAATCAAAGAAGCGAAATGTTTGGGGCATATATCATTATAAAATGCATCCACATCTCGATTGAATTCTTCGCGACTGTTTACGCCGTCTGGGTATGAAATATCCCCAAGCCCAAGAATAATGTGTGGGCATTCTTTTTTAATCAATGACCTAACATGGTCTCTCGGTTTTCCGACTTCGCCCGTATCGCCGACGGCCACTATGGTCCCAGCATCGATGTTGTAAGAAAGCACGTTTTCGTTATACGGGCGGACTTCTTTATTCCAATACCACCCGAAAGCGCCAAATAGGGCCAAGGCGATTGCCCCAACGGCCATTAAGATTTTATCTTTCATCTCAAAACCTACGAATACATTGAATACAATTCAATATGCGCATAAATAAATGTGTCTTCAACCGGAGTGCAAAGAGTTAGGTTAGGAGCGCCGGCATCCGATGGCATAAAACTTTGTGCCTGTGCTGTACAATAAAAAGTTGATACGTCTGCATTCGCACTGGCGCCAACGGGGTCTACTTGAATCGTGACGGAAGATCTATACGTTGTGCTTTTATAGGTTGCCTGAGTTGATGAAGTTTGATGCGTGTAATTGCTTACCCCGGTAGCGGTTGAATCTAGGTCGATAGCGTCCCCTTCCTCAAGCCATAATTCGACAGTGCCATTCGCATGACCAGGAGTGAAATGGAAATATCCACTAACTAAACCAGTGGAAACTCCGGTCAAAGACTGATCGCACCCGATCCTCATCCCATAGCTGACAACGGCGCGGGCATAAAATCCGCTGGGGATAGTATACACATCATCGATTCTAACAACGGAGGCGGGTTGATGATTCCAAGGTATAAACGCCATTACACTTCTCCATAAACGTGAATATAAAATTTAGTCAATGCGCCACCTGTGGGCATCTGAGTGATATCCAGCCTTAAATAGTCTCCGGCCGTGACGTTTTTGGCCGTGTTGTCGTAAACTCCATTTACAGAGTCGTCATAGTCTGACGCCGAAGCAAACGTGATGCTTGGTTTGGTTGTAAAAACCGTTACAAAGTTTGACGGATCTCGGTCTGGGGATTTTTTGATGTCAATTTCGAATGTGCCCGCAAGTGATCCCTTTAAAAAAATCCCTGCGATGCCTTCGGTAAGCGTGAAATCCTGGGAAGCGCGCCACATTTCCAAACCTGTAAGCGTGCTAAAAACGTTTGGATTGAACCATTGGTCATTAAAAACATCTACCCGCTTATCATTCCCCTCAAGGGCCACAATGCGGGCCTCGTGATCGTCATCGTTGCCTTTAACCTTTGCCATTAAGGACGCGGTTACCGGATCTCCGACTTCAATCTCAGATAAGTTTATAATTGTGAATGCCATAAAATCTCATCCTATGAGGTTAATACGGTATGTATCTTCATATCCGGTAACGATGCTATTATCATCTGTGAAATAGCCGTTTCGGATTCGCTCGTCTTCTGTGGCGGAATCATATTCATTAGAACTATTGTCGGCGATTGTGGCAACCTTATTCCATAGTCCCGACAAATCATCCATTTCAACGACTGTGTTTAGGCCGTCTTTTTTTACGGAAGTAATGATCCCAATTTTACGCCTAGATGATGATGATCCAAGTCTGTAAAATATCCGATCGAATGAAACATACATCTTTTCCGCAAGACCCAATCTTGTCAGACTGAGTTTCCCAACAACCCTAACCTTAGAAGAAGAAGATTCCGCCATTAGGGCATATCTCTGGGCAATCGTTTGCGCCTCATCTTCTTCGTAAATATAGATGTCTTTAACGTCCGTTCCTGTCGTGTCGGACAGCCTTTCGGCAATGGTGTTTACCCTTGATTGAAAGGATGAAGATTCAATCCCGCTGACCCTGTCTGCGTCTAGGTGTTTATAACGGCAAAC